AACACGGATAGAATCTAACTTTTGATACATAGTTCCATGATAATATTTAATTGTCTCTTCACCTATAACTAAATCTTTACCTACTTCCTTACAGCTAGATTCTAAACGAGCTGCTAAGTTTACAGCATCACCTATAGCTGTATAATCAAAACGAGTATCGCTTCCCATATTACCTATCACAGCATCACCTGTATTCACACCAATACCTATATCAATATCTAAATCTGATTCTTTCATTTTATTTTTTATCTCTAACGCTGCTAATATAGCTTGATGTTCGTGTCTATCTAAATCCATAGGTGCATTAAATATAGCCATCATCGCATCACCAATATATTTATCTACCATTCCACCATACTTTTTAACTGCATCAGCTTGGATAGTTAAAGCTTTGTTCATAATCTCTGTGACTTCTTCAGGCTCTAACTTCTCTGACAAACTTGTAAAGCCTCTAACATCTGTAAATAAAAATGTACATCGTCTTCTTTCACCACCTAACTTTAAAAGCTCTGGATTGTTTTGTAATCGTTTGACTTGAGCTGGGTCAAGATAATGCTCAAATTGTTTCTTAATTTGTTGACGAAGTTTAAACTGTGTCCTAAAGTTTAGATAGAACTGTTGAGTTGCGATAAGTGTCATACTTATCAAACTCCAAGTTACATCAACTAAATAACCTAGAGATACAAAATAATAACCTAAACCAGCAACTGATGACATTACCATACCAGCTAAAAGTAATCCCCACGTTATACCAAAGTAACTTATAATAAAGGCGATTAGTAATCCGGAAATGCATAATATAAATAGTTCAACAAATAATCTGTAGTCAGGTATGGAAGGAGAGTCAATCAAAATACTTTCTGCAAGTGCAGCCTGTATCTTATGAGGCTCTAACAATCCGTTTGGAGTTGCTAACTGTGGCATAACTCCTTTCGCAGTTACACCTATGAATACAAACTTACCTGCAACATCCATTTCTTTTAAGGTAGTTTGTGGTGTATCAACCCAACTAATCCATTTTCTCCCAAGACTATCTGTGCTTACCGGAGGTAATCCTTTGACTCTTATCATCTCAATACCATTCTCGTTAGTCTTAATTTGATAAGTGTCACCACCTACTAATGACTTTAGTACTTGAGTACCAAAGGCAGCAACCCAACCATCTGGAGTTTGCTGTAGTAAAGGTAATCGTCTGACAAGATTATCTACATCAACTCTTGCCGACACTACTCCTTGAGCTGCTGATTGTTTTAGTATAGGTACATTTTCTAAAAACCCTGTAGCTTTTGGTAAGTCTACATCTGGTCCAAGGATAACAGTACCATGTGTTTCAGGATAAATATTATTCTCAAACTCTGGCATTGCTAGTACACTAGGAACATAACTTAGCATCTGTGAAAAGATTTCATCTCCACCAAACCTATCTGGCTGTGGAAATAGAATAACCCAACCCACTCCTAATGCACCTTCGTTAATTAGTTGTCGTTGTATCTCTGCTAAGTCTTGTCTAGGAAAAGGATAGCCACCTCTTTCTTGTACGTCTTCTTCAGTAATATTTAAAATTGTAAAATGTCCGGAAGGCTCTGGAGTTTCTACAAACGTATCAAAAGTTTTAAGTCTAAGTATCTCTAAAGGTACAGAGTTAAAAAGTAAAGGTACAATTAAAAGTCCAAGTAAAGGTAAAGACCACTTCATATTAATCTCCTTGAGTTATCGTTATGGTAGAGCTTCCTCCACCATTCACCACAATCTGAGTGCTCTTACCATTCTGTATTAGTATGACAGTATATGAACCACTCTTATCTAAATCTAACCTAACAGTATCTTCTAACGTTTTGTAAAAAGTTATGAGATTATCTGTTGTAAAAGTATTGATTTGAGTTTCTTGGTCAAACCCAAATGCTGTACCTTTTAAATCTATATCTGTTTTTAATAGTGTATTAGTTGTATCTAATTCGTTTATATCTTCAATTATATTTAGTAGGTCTTCTAAAAAATTTACATCTAAATAATTTATATCTAGCTCTGTAAATTCTAATTCATCTCCTGCTAAATAGTCTTGTTCTAAATCGTCAAAATCAAGATAATCAATATCAAGAACATTACTTGTACTACTATCTCCGTCTTGTCCTGTGGCAACTTTATTCTCCCTTGGTTTGCTTACAATCAACATGTTATCAATTAACTCAAGTGTTAAGTCAAGGATAACTGGCTTAGTGGGTTCAGCTTCAAATATAGAAACTGTAGTAGCTTGGTAAGGTTTATTAAGTACAACCTCTCCCATAGCTGTTGCAACGACAATCTCTCCACTAGGTAGACCGTCATCGTCAGGTAATAATATGACTAAAGAACGACCTAATTCGTCAACAGTCACAGTAAAATCAGTACCACGAATACCTATCGTAGCACTTGGAGTTTTTATAAATATGTTTTGTTTATCTATAGTTGCGAGTTTTCCTGTGATAAATCTTGCAGTACCACTCGCAAACTGTAGAGCCATCTTAGATTTAGATGGGTCAGGGTCATATATAAACTCATCAATAATGAGTTCAGAATGTTCAGTCAATCTTACTTGACTATCATCCAGAAACGTAATGCCCACTCTCCCATTGGAAGTTTGGACATTATCGTAACTGTTTATATCGAAGGCTAGTGCAGCTTTGTAAGTATCGTCTCTTACAACTCTGCCAAAACCTTCAAGCTCTGTAATGCTGCCTATCTCAGCAACCGACTGCTGTTCCGCCATCGTTTTGGATGACACAAACAGTACCGTTAGAACCAGTACTAAGTATTTTAAGCCAGTCATTATCTAGTGTACTCTGTTGTTGTATGTTGAATGTTCTAGAACCTCCTGTCTGGTCTAAGTAAAAATAACCACCAGCATATCCTTGTCCATCAAAACTAACTGTATTACTATCACCATCAATATCTACATAACTTGTGCCACCATCATAATCTATATCAAAGTCTAGTTGGTTTCCTGAACCATTGATTATCCAATCAAGGTCAGTATTACTAGCCATTGAACTCGTTGCCAAGTCAAGTGTAAAGGTGTTAGTGCTTCCAGTAACATCAACATTTAAATTAGAACTATCTGCTCCATAAGTATTTGTCGGGTCTACTTGAATTGTAAAGCTATTACTATCTCCATCAAACTCAAAGAAACCTGTCAAACTATCAGCTAAAATATCTCCTAAGAATTTATTAGTGTCACCAATTTGATTGATGTCTAATGTCATTCCTGTTCCGTCTAAGTCAAGAGGTGTTAATGTACCGGCTACGGAATTCAAACCTCCAATAATATTAGCAGAACCGAGTTGCTCTAAATCAAGATTTGCTGTCGCACCAGATTGCTCAACATATATTTCATTATCTGCAGCATAAATACCTAAAGATATTATAGCTACTAAACTTAATATTATTTTATTCATATTCCCAATAGCCTCTCTCTATTCCTATATTTATTATATTTAAAACTCCTGTCTCTATTGCCTTTTGTAAAGCTATAGATACAGATTCATTCTCAGCCACGCCTCCTTCTATTTCTACTAACTCTGTTTGTTGTTCAATAAAACGAAAAACATCCTGAGATATGCTTGTAGATAAAATACTTTTAGTCACTAAAGTTTCTATTAGTACTTCACCTGTGGATACTGAAACTAATCGCAATGATATAGTTACATTATCTTCTCGGTATTGTTTACTGTTACCTATTCCTAAGTAACGAGCACCCAATCCTCCAGACCTTTGGTTCGCTTCATAAGAAACGACACCGCCCTGAACCAGTAGCCCTGCAAATAACAAGGGCTTTAATTTATTATCTTCTTCAAACTCTTTACGAGTTGTACGTATGAGTTGTCTTTCTTTGGTAAGGTCATCTAAACCTACACGTTCTACAACTCTAAAAAAGTTACCACCTGATGTATGCTTTAATGCTCTAATTAAAAACGCTTCAGGTGCTTGTGTTATTGCAGTACTGAATAAAGCAAACGAACTATTGCTTCTTCGTTGCCCTGTTAAATCTTTAAAACTATTAGGGTATATCGCTATTGTAGGCTGTACTTTTGCTGCCGGTAAGTTTAGTAATTCTTCTGATTGTAATGTTAGTGTTGTTGGAGCTTGTATCTTTTTTGTTAATACTAAATCATTATTCTGACTTATAACTGCACAACCACTAGAAAGTAAAACTACCAATAGGCAACTGAATAATCGTAACATTTCCATCTGCATCCGTAATTGTAAGTGTTATTATTTCTCCATCGCTTATATAAGAAATGGTATTTCCTTCAAGTTCTATAGTACCTTCTGTACTAGGGTTCTCCCCAAATAAATTTTCTACTAATTGCCTTGATAGTTGTGCGTAAATCCGTGACTCTAGATTTCTAATAAATCTTGCAAGTGTTGTGTTTTCCTTGTCTCTTTTGATTTGCTCTTGTAAAGCTTTGATTTCTTCTTTGATTGTCATCTTACGATTAAACTCTTGGTTCTCAATAGTAAGATAATGAGAGCTAGTATTTTCTCCACTAAAGGATGGGTTCTTAAACTTATGAACCATTTCATCTGCAAAAGCTATGTTAATAAAAAACATAGACAAACCCATTAATCCTAGTACACAAACTTGTACTATCGAAGCAATAGTAATTTGTGTCATTGGATGTATATTTTCAATCTTTTCTTTGGTCATCTCTGTCTGCCTTTGCAATCTTATCTATCTCTACTAAGTTTGGTACGCCTAGTAAAGTTTTAAGTAGAACATCCTGTCTAATACTTTGATTATCCATTGCTCTTACTCTATCAATTAAACTAACTATGATGCCATATTGACTGTCAAGTTTAGTGGTTACTCTCTCTTCCATTGTATCTAAACTTGCTTGTACCTTATCATCTAAAGTATCAAGTTTGGCTTCCATGCCATCTATAATTCTATTTATTAACTTCCATATAAACCATCCAAGTCCTAACGCTGCTGCGATTGGAAAACCTACTTGGTTTATTACATTTATAAATTCGTCCATTACTCTTTCGTAGAGTTAGAAGCTCCGAAGTAAAAACTAATTACTGCCGATGCTAGACCACCTAAATAACCTAACACTAAATTTATTAACGCTTCTGAGTTTTGTTCTGGTGGTTGTAGTGTTACTAAGAATATATATCCTAAGAATCCACCAACTGTAGCTATACCCATGATACGAGCTGTCCAATCTTTACTAAAGTTTTTTCTAGCATCTTGAGTGTCAGCTACTTCTAACTTGTAAACATCTACATCAAGCTCTTTCATCTGTACTTCAAAAGCTTGTTCAGCTTTCTTTAGCTCAAGCATCTGTTCAGGTGTAGCTTCTTGTACTGCTTTCTCTATAGCCTTTGGTGTATTAGGTACTCCCAATACATCAGCTATCATATTAGCTGCCATGCCTCCCATAGGTCCGCCTAATGCAGTTCCTAATGTAGGGGCAACAGCTCCAACTATATTTTTTAATAGTCCTTTCATTTCATACTCCTAGTACCATATCTTGTAATTCTTTACTACGTCTGCCCACTTGTCCGAACCATCTAGAGTCTTCCATTTGAACAGCCATTTCTTTCCAGTTATGTTCTCTACAAGCTTTTAACATGTTTCTAAATTTGGAAAGTCTGTTTGCACCTAAGTTAAAACACATATTAACTAAGACGTGTTGTATGTCTTCAGGTAAGTTATAAAAATCTTCATCACTTCCAAAGACGTGTCTAGCCTCTTCCAAGTGTTTATGAAAGTCATCTTCATAATACATGTCTACAACTTCTTGACTAATCGGTGTACCAACTTCTAAGTTATATTCAGGGTCTTGAGGCTGACATAAGTGTCCTATGCCTAAAGTTTTATATCCTAAACTATCTTCGTAAATTTCTAACACTTCTCCTTCGTGTCTTTTAATTTGTTCTTTACATAAATCTATATTCATCCTAATAAATCCTCCATTTGGTCTCTGTATGTCAGTCCGCCTAACTCTGCACTTTCTCTGTCAGCAGGGTTTTCTTTTGTATTTGGTACTTTAAATTCTCCTTCAACTAAACCACCTGTAGAGTATCCTCTAGTAGAATCAATATAAACATCATCATCTATAGCTTCTTCTACAATAGGTACAACCTCTCTAGCGAATGGTAAGACTTCTGCTGTTTCTTTTGCTATACTTCCACCTGCTTCTCCAAGTGCTTCAAGTAAAGTATCTGCTTCAGAGTTTAATAATTTACCAACAGGCTTAGTACCAATCTCAGATAAATCTTGCATGTATCCTAAAACAGGTGCTACTTGTTCCATTGTATTGCTACCAAACGTATCAAATTTAATGAGTGACCTAATTTTTTCTACAATATAAGTATTCCAACCAGCAAAACTAATTCCTTCTCCTATTTTTTGAGGAATAGTTTCTTTAGCAACTTCTTCTTTATAATTTTTATTTGTCGAAAGTGCTATTTGAGTTTCTCTAACTCCCATAAATATAGGTATAGCAGCAGCCATACGTACAAATAATGCCCCATCTCCTTGTTCTACTCTAGCTATAAGAGCATTTGATTGAGATGTTTTAGCTTGTGCCCATGATAAAAAACTACCTAAGAATTTAACATAAGGATTTTTACTTTGAGCAAACAATCTTCTATTACCAATTTGAGGTATTAATGCATCTCTATCTGCAGCTTTCAATCCTGCTTTTTTCAAATAAGATTTAGCAATAGGGTCAGCGATAGCTTTTTCTAAAGTATCAAATTGTCCAAGATATGTAAATTGTTTTTGCGATAATCCCATGGCATCCATTTCTTTTTGTAAAGCTTCTTTAGTTTTTAAAAATTCTGAAGTTCTACCTTTCTTAACAGTTTGCCCAATGTCCATAGCTCTATGAACACCAGAATCAAATGCCCAGTTTCTTGCTGTCCTAGTAACTCTACCTAGTTGAATTACTTCAAAATATTGTCTAGTAAAATCAGCTACTTTTCTTTGGTATCTTTTTACATTACCACCACCTACTAATAATACATCTGATAGTTCTCTTTCAAGTAAAGCATCGTGCCTATTGTTACCTACAAATTTATCAACAAAAGTAGCATCTTTTCCAGCTACTTGTTTTTGAGTTCCCTTTAAACCTAATCCTTCTGTAGATAATTTTATTTCTGAGACTGCTCCTTTGTATGCAGCTTTATAGCCACTATTTGTAATAGTCTGTAACAAGTCACCTAAACTTGGTATTGCTACTCTAGCTAATCTAGTTGTAGCTAACCCAGTTTGTAAAAATGTAACAATCGCTTGACCAACATCTCCTGTAGGCATTTGGTCTACTTGATATACACCAAAGTAAGCTTCTAAAGAATCTTTAATTTTTTTCTTTTCTGCTTGTGCTCTAGCTCTCGCAGCCGGATTATTTAAATATAACTGCCTAGCATTTTTATATTGATTAGTTGGGTCAGCCATCAACTTAATTTCATCATCAATATCTTTAAAAAGTTTTTTTACTCCTTCTCCCTTTGCACCAAATCGTTTTACAAATTCTGCAACATTAACAGTATTACTAATTAGCTGACGTAAAGTTTCTGTAGGATTTTGTTCAAATAAATGTGACACCGAAGCTCTTGCTTCTTGGTCATATAATGTTCTAGATTTATTAAAATGTCTAGCAGCATCTAAAACAAATTCTTCATCTCTTTGTTTCTTTAAACTATTAGCTTGAAAAATAGCATCGTCTGTTTCTTTTTTCCAAATAGAACGTGCTCTCAAACTTGTACTTGTTTGCAAATATTCTCCAGCTATATCTTCAGCTCTTGCTCTAGCTGCAGCAATTTCCTTTTTACCTTTAGGTTTATAAAATTTATTTCCTACTTCTTTACTGTTTTGTATAAAAAAAGCATTTGCTAATTCTGATTTAACTTTATTATAATTAGCTGTATCAATAGCTTCTTGTTTTAATAGTTGAGTCAAACCATACTGAGCTTCATCATCAAAATTTAAACCTCGTGACACAGCATAGTTTCTAAAACTTAATGTAAACTCATCTACTTCTAAAGATAATTTTTGAGCTTGAGCAAGTTTTGGATTTGCTAAATCTTCATCTGTTAAAAAAGAATATTTTTTAGACTTTAAATTTCTATTATTGGAAAGTTTACCAGCTAATTCTAAAACATCATCATCATACTTACTAACTAAATTAGAATACAAATCTCTCCAATATCCTGTTTGTAAAATAGCTTCTTCTTCTACACTTAGTTCTTTAGTACGAGAACCAAGCTGAACTCCACCACCTTGCAT